TATACTTACGTTAAGTCTATTGCTGAAGAACTTAGAGGATTAGCTGTTGAATACAGTGTCCCCATCGTGAGTGCTACTCAGACTACTCGTTCTGGATACGCTAACTCTGATGTTGATCTTACTGATACATCTGAATCCTTTGGTTTGCCTGCAACTGCTGATCTTATGTTTGCTCTGATTAGTTCTGAGGAACTGGAGAATCTTGGACAGATTATGGTAAAACAACTGAAGAATCGCTACAATGATCCTACAATGAATAAGAGATTTGTTGTAGGTATTGATCGTGCAAAGATGAAACTCTTTGATGTTGATCAATCTGCCCAACATGATATTATTGACAGTGGGCAAGAAGAGGAGTATAATTACTCTGATAAACCTAAAAAGTCGTTTGAAGGATTTAAATTTTAATGGATATTACTACGCATGTTGACTTTTCTCGATACACTGAATTTGTTGACGCTGTAACAAGTTCTGCATCTAAAGATAAGAATGCATTTACTTCACGAATTCAGGAACTCAATGAACAAGGATGTGATGTTCATCGTCTTCTGACTGCTGCTGTCGGTATTTCTGCCGAGGGTGGTGAGTTTATGGAAATTGTGAAGAAGATGATTTTCCAAGGAAAACCATGGAATGATGATAACATTGAACATCTTCAGATTGAACTTGGTGATATTCTGTGGTATGTTGCACAAGCATGTATTGCATTGGATGTCAAGTTTGATGATGTTGTTCTTCGCAATGTCAATAAACTGATGAAGAGGTATCCTGAAGGTGCCTTTGATGTTTACTTTTCTGAAAACCGTGCAGAGAATGATCGATGAGTAAAAAAACAATCACACTTAAACTTGAACCGAGAGTAGCTGTGGAACTTCTTTTAGTTCTTGATACTGCGACTCAAGGATATAGTCAGGAGTTTGCACCAGAAAGAATTACTAGACTACGAGAATTGATGCAAACAATTGATCAAGAACTCGAAAAAGTTATTCTAGAATAATTACACTACCCTCTTTCTAAATAATAGAAAGGGGTATTTTTTTCTTATGGCTAATAGAGGTTACATATTTGAAGCAGTTTGGGCAGCTGCTTTAGCTGCTAGATTTGATAAAAGAATAGGTGATATCGAAAAAATGCAAAATAAACAAAGATCAGTAAATGCTTTTGAAAAATCGGCATCAAATAGGATAGATTTGCAGACTTTACCCAGAGTTAATGCCAAAGATGTATCCAATATGTTGAGTCAAATATGGAGTAATGGAAAACAATTGAGGAAAAAAACTCAAAATGATGTTCATTTAAAATCAAGAGTAAAAGATTGGTTAAATGTTTCTATTGGAGTTCCAGCTCCAGTTGATAATCTTATAAGTAGAATGATATCAACTGGAAATTTTTCTGAGATATATGATTTTCTTAATTCTGCTGCAGCTATAGTTAATTCTCATTCTACTTTAAATTCTAGAGTGAAAAGAGTTGCTTTTAATGGCACAGAAGATGAAATTAATATAACAGCTGATGGACTTGTAGATCAAAGAACAGTAAAAGCTGATGTGACAGTAACTATTGTAACGAGAGATAATAAACCAAATATTCCCCCCTTTCCAGTTTCTTGTAAAGTTCCTGGAGGTGAACAGTTCGCACAAGTTAGTGGTGGAGAATGGCAAAAATTTGTCGATCTGTTTGAAACTATTGGAGTTTCAATACTTGATAGTGTAAAGGATACCTGGCATCAATCTATGCAAACTTATTTGGATGAAGATATTTTTAAAAAAAAATATGCCACTAGATCGGCAATAGAATCTACTAATATTCCCACACAAGTAAAAAATGCGGCTAAACGAGTATATAGTAGTGTTGCTACTAGTATGAATTCAAATTTTCCAAAACAATCATTTGTAGACTATGTGATTAATGGATTTAGTAATGGAGTTGATACTGAAGTTGTCAAATTAGTTGATAAGACTGTAGGTGGTACTAAAATTATGACTGGAGGAAAAACCCTAAAAATAGATGAAGAATTTAAAAATGTAATGTTACAGTTAAACTACTCTGCAACTTATAGTGAAACTACTGAAGGTTCTAAAATTGTGATCAAAGCTGAGGGAATAACTAAACCGATAATGCAATTTAGATATAAGTGGGAAAATAAGAGTAATAATCCAACAAGAACAAATCCAACTAAAACTTATTCCATGTACCCAAGACATTATTTGGAAGCATTGGACGGAATGTTTGATATTGATCCCAGAACTCAAAAAATTAATGTTTAAATCTTATAAAGACACTTCCAAAACTGTCCACTTTACTAGAACCCCAAATACGAGTATAATACTCATATGAAAAACACTCACCTAGAACACCTAGAAGACGACATCCTGAACAATGGTTCTCAGGGTGGGCGTGACACTATTGCCTTCTTGAAATCTCTAGGCAAGATGTTGTCTGATGGTGATTCTGGAATGAGAATTACTACCAAATGGGATGGCGCTCCTGCAGTAATTTGTGGAACTGATCCTGAGAACGGTAAGTTCTTCGTGGGAACTAAATCCGTATTTAATAAGACAACTCCAAAGATTTGTTATTCTGAATCTGATGTAGATTCTATCTACCCTTCTGGTGGATTGAATGAGAAACTGAAAACTTCTTATCGTTATCTGTCACAACTTGGTATTCGTGGTGTTGTTCAGGGAGATCTTCTCTTCACGAATGATAAACATCTAGGGACAATTAATAATTCGCAAGTTTATTATTTCACTCCCAATACGATTACTTATGCTGTACCTCAGAAATCTGAGATTGGTGAAAGAGTTCGTCAAGCAAAGATGGGAATCGTCTTTCATACAACTTATGTTGGAAGAAGTTTGTCAACGATGGTTGCAAACTTTGGTGCAAGTGTTCCTGGAAGTAAGGATGTATTTGTTGCATCGGCTGAGTTCTCTAACGCCAGTGGTGCAGCTAACTTTACTCCACAAGAAAAAGTAATCTTTAATCAGTTGGTAAATCGTGCAGAAGGTTCTTTGAAACAATCATCTGCATTCTTAAATGTTTTGAACACTAAAGACAAGTTTTCTCTTCATGCAATGTTCAAACAGTTCTTTAATTCTTACATCCGTTCGGGTTCAAAGTTTGGAACAGTGAATGACACTATTGAGTCTTTTGCTGCATATTTCAGTCAACTTGTAGATAAAGAGATGTCTACAAAGAAGACAAAAGCCGCACAAGATAAATATAATAAGATTAAACTAGATGGTTTGAAGTTTATTAAGGTAAATAAAACATCTATTTACTTTACTATTGCTTCTTACTTTAATCTTCTCAAGGCCAAAGATTTTGTTATTAAGAAACTATCATCTGTAAATACTTTTGGAACTTTCCTTAAGACAGAAGATGGTTATAGGGTGACTGCTCCTGAAGGATTTGTTGCAATCAAGTCTGGAAGAGCTTTGAAACTTGTAGATCGTTTGGAGTTTAGTAGAGCTAATTTCACTGCCGCAAAGAATTGGGATAAAGGATGAAAAGATTTTTACAATTTCTTTCAGAAGCTGAGACTGCTGCATCAACCAGAGCCAAACAAATGGGTTTGGTTGGAAATGGGCATGGCGACTGGTATGACAAGAAGGGTAGATTGATTGCTAAAACTGTCAAGGGGCAGTTAAAAATATTTGGACAAGGTGCAGGGCCTCAACAACAAGCTTCACCACAGATCGATCCTCAAGGGCAGTTGAATCAACTTGCACAACAGTCTGCGGCTGCAGAACAGGAAAGAAAAGCGGCAGAACAAGAGCAACCCAAAGACTTGGGAACTCTTACGATTGCCTTTGGTAGATTCAATCCACCAACCGCAGGGCATGAAAAACTTCTGAAGAAAGTTGCAAATGTTGCCAAAGATGGTGACTATGTAATCTATCCATCTAGATCCCATGATCCTAAGAAGAATCCATTGGATCCTGATACTAAGATTGGATTCATGAAACAGATGTTCCCAGATCATGCAGAACATATTCAGAATGATGCAAATGCAAAGTCAATCTTTGATGTTCTGAAATCAGCCCATGAACAAGGATATTCTGGAGTGAATGTTGTAGTTGGATCTGACAGACTTCCAGAGTTTGAGAAACTGACAAATAATTATAATGGAAAACTGTATGATTTCCAAAGTATCAATGTTGTCTCTGCTGGAGAAAGAGATCCTGATGCTGATGATGTAAGTGGTATGTCTGCATCTAAACTCAGAGCTGCAGCAATGGAAAATGACTTTGAT